AAGTACTTTTCTACGAGGTTGAAGACGATGCGCTGTTCATGATTGACAAAGTATTCTTCTTTGAGAAATGGTAGGACACTACGAATGTAGTTCTCATCATATAGTAGATTGCTGAGTATGAGATTCTCGATTGAGATATCACTCATTAGTTACAAACTCCTCTATCTCTTCGTCTGTGATAATAGCAGAGTGGCCGACTTGATAAGTCTGCTTTATATATTCATTAAACTTCTCAGACGTCACAATTGGCAACCAAAAATCTTTGCTGTCAGTTTCTTTCAGTCTGAACTTCTTGTCTTCTACTTCCCCGCTGGCAAGATCTGTACGGGCATACCAACCATTAGAGGGCTTGACAACGAATCCTCCTGCCAATGCGATATCCAGGAGTCCACTCCAACGACTAATACCGCCACCATGAGTAACAGTAACAGGAATCTTGGATTTCTCTCGTACATAACGTGATTTCTCCACATTGATAATAAAGTTATATCCTACCACATCTTTACCTTCTTTTTCCTGTTGACGACCGATGATATAGATGTTGTCTGCAGAATAGTATGAACCAGTACCACCACCAACGATATCTTTCGGGAATAAACTGATCTCTTTGTAGGTATGATTCACGACGACCATCGGAATATCTTTGAGTGTAAGATGTGGTGTAACCATACGGAACAATGACTTGATCTGTTTAGCACGTGACATATCGGCAACTGCTTTCTCGTTGAGTGCATCTTCAACTTCTTTCTTCGAAGCGAGGTTACCAATAGAATCGACAATGATGATGACCTTATCGCCGCGATCAATGTTGTCGAGTTGCTTCATGATATCGAACTTGAGTTGCTCAACGTCTGTCACAGGTGTATGAAGTACACGATCCATATCGATACCAAAAGTTTCGAAGTATGATTGAGGTGTACCGAACTCTGAATCATAGAACAAGAGAGCAGCGTCATCATACTTATCGAGATATGCTTTCGCCATCAACAAACTGAACGCTGTTTTAAAGTGTTTACTTGGACCAGCCCACATCGTGAGGCCAGGTGTGAGACCACCATCGAGTCTACCTGACAATGCAAGGTTGATGATAGGAATGGCTGTTGGAATCATGTCCTTCTTTGTGAAGAACTTTGATTCAGAAAGGATAGCAGTATCCTTGATGGTTGAATTCTTTTGAAGCTTAGATAAAATTGACATGTGAACTCCTATACTTTTCACTGTTCCATTCTACCGCAAATTCAATCATATGTACATACTAATCCTTAACATTTTGATCATACATAAAATACACATCACTAGAAGATTCTTCTATTAATTCTTCTGCATTGTATTTTTTTGATCGATCACCTATTTTCGTAGCATTTTCAAGGCCATGGACATTCGATTTAAATTCATTAAAATGATCATTTTGATAACCGTGTTGTGAATCAAGTCTACAAAATCCTGAGAGTGTATTTCCCCATAGACTATATGGTTCACACATAATTTGATACCATCCACCCTCAGCTGGAGATAAAAACTTTCGATTGTAGAGATTGATTGTTCGGTCTGGATCGAATAAATCATGTCTGTGCATTACAATAAAGTCGTTTAGGTCATATCCTCTATTATTTTCTATCATTCTTTTGGGTTTAAGTGCATGATCTAAAGTTTTAACTCTATTATTATCATGAAATCCAATTGGATTTCCATGAAGCATAACCTGTTCACATAGATGTTTTATGAAACATTTTAGTTCATAGAAAGGCATACAATCATATCTAACTCGTATAATTATATCATAGTCTTTACTGCGTGTAAAATCTCTGCACATATACGCATGACCGAGATGTTGTTTCATATGATGCCAACTTTTATTTCTACCTTTAATAGTTGCACCCAATTCCCCTTGAATTTCTTCATCAGTTTTAGTTTGCCAACGGACGGGGAAATGTTTTCTAGTTAATTTGCCGTCACGAATGGCTCTAGCAATTTTTAAATATTTTTTGTTGTGAGATTTTGCTGGATTATAATGCGGTTTTGGTTCTACATAAAATTTATTAATTAGTCCTGCTATATCTAGATCTTTTTGATTTTCCCATGTACCAAAAAAGAAATCAGCATCGGGTAATATATTCTTCATTCTTGCAATATTTTTAATATAATCACCTCTTATTTGACCCGAATACAACACCGCAACTTTCATTTTAATCTCCTTGCGCACTTTTCTTCTTGTTCTTTAATCCAAGCTTCAGATGGAGCTATCCAAGCATACATTTGATTTGCAGTCCAACAGTTTGTAGCGTAAGGTTGACATAAAATTTGATGCCAACCAAATTCAGCACTTCTCAATTTTTTATTTTCTATCAACTCATACACGTGTGTGTGATCGAACATGTCTGCTTTATGTATAATAAAAACATCACCAATCATCTCAGCTCGAGGAACAAGAGAAACCTCTCTGAGTGGAATTCCATGGTCTCCTCCTGTACCCAAATATCCAATACCAACGGGTTTGTTTTCATTAATGCACAGCGAGATAAGGTATTGTAATGCTTCTGAATCGAATTCCTTTTCGTATTCCAAGTCATATCTTATTCGAATAACAATATCATAATCTTTGCCATAAACAAATTTTTCATATGCGAGAGCATGAGCTACATGTTGTTTTACTCTATCACGGCCCATTTTTCTACTTCTACATTTTAAAACAGATCGAGCCGAAGCATCTTCTGGTACATATCCATGTTCTTCTTTTAACTCGCGAAGCTTTTTCAAATATAATTGATGTAATTGTTTTTCGGAATTATAGGGTATGTGTGGTTCATCAAAATAATGATCTATGAACGAATATTCAACATCTCCCTTCCATGTACTAAAATAAAAATCAGCTTCAGGTAATATGGTTTTCATATGCCATATATTATCTTTATATGAATCACCTCTAATTTGACCAGAGTATAATACTGCTATCTTCATGTAGTTGGCTCTTTCACTAAATATCTTTCTGGGAAATCAGTACAAATTCCATAAAATGGGCGTAAATTAATTTGACTCTCTTCAGGCATTACAGCGATTGCTCTACTCGGTAAGTGTACATCACAACCTGGATATGCCCAAATATATCCTTTTGATGTCAATGTATAGCTATCTTCTTGATGCCAGAAATAATTGAATTCATTGTTCACAGGACAATTGTGTAAATATGTAAGAGCTTCAATATTTTTACAGTGTATCCATAACTTATTTCTTCGTGTATACAACCATTTGAAGTCTATACCGTATTGTGGTGTATCATGACCTAAATATATTTCTTGCTGGTCAAATATCCACAAATCTATTTCAACGTTCAATTCCATACCAACAATAATACGATCAATATGGTTTGGATTATTCTCTAAACCTGGATCACTACCAGATATATTACCACGATGTGATATCAATAACATTAGTTGCCATCCGTACCGTGACCATCCAGATTAACAACTGGTTGAGGTTGTTCAAATGATTGCGCCATAATTTCTACATCTTTCAAGATTTCTTCCTCAGTCAAATAACTAATTTGATTGCGATGCATTAAACCAGCGTTACCTGCCAATAACAGGCATATAGCCAAAGGATCAAATACCACCACCAAAAGGATAATAATCCAGCGAACAGCTGTATCAAAATAATCGGCGGCTTCATCTCCATATATTAACTCGGCGATGTATTTTAGTGGGCCAATTTCTGCTTCAAGAGCAATAGCCTGTCTTTTGAGCGGGAGGATTTCTTCGGTAAGTTCTTCGATAATATCGTACGCATCAGAGATTGCTTTGTTTTGCGCCGCCCTTTCCTCGGACTGAGATTGCCTAACTGCAATCGCACCTTCAGGTCCCCGTATTCTGTCGTATTCTTGAAGTGTGGATACCGCTTCGTCAAGTTGCCCAAGGACAATTGTTGAGTCATTAATGATACTATTTTGGCGGTCGATTCTGCGTTGCAACGATTCAATTCTGATGTCATTGTTTCCTCCTTCCAAAACTGTCTGATCGACGTGAGCTTTAGACAAATAACCAAAAATACCCATTGAAGTAATGAATATCAAAACTATAACTGCTATAGTCATATATATGCGCATAAGCCACGGTGCTATCGACCAATTGCGATAGAGCCATGAAGCTGCGACAAGTTTAGATGTTTCGAGGGCGCCGGCCATCACAACTACAGACCAAAAAGCGCCCGCAAAAATGGTAGCAATGCCGACTACTGAGAAGTAGCCGGCTACAGCAGAGAGTATAAGACCCATAGCCAGTGCCATGACACTGATCGGAAAACTCTGCATGTTATTCTCCTAAATTGTTTTTGTTCTTATAATCTAGGATCGCAGTTTTAATGGCATCTTCTGCGAGAACACTACAGTGGATTTTTACAGGGGGAAGGGAGAGTTCTTGAGCGAGGTCAGTATTCTTGATCTGATTAGCTTCCTCAAGGCTTTTACCCTTGACCCATTCTGTGAGAAGAGAACTTGATGCAATTGCGGATCCGCATCCAAAAGTTTTGAATTTAGCGTCTTCAATGATTCCGTCGGGCGAAACCTTGATTTGCAATTGCATGACATCTCCGCAAGCCGGAGCGCCAACCAAGCCTGTTCCCACGGTTGCATCCGTTCCATCAAGCTTTCCAACGTTTCTTGGGTTATCATAGTGGTCTAATACTTCCTTTGAATATGCCATTAGCTAGAAGGGCAAGCCGCTCCGTCGTCAGATGCGTCAAACTTCTCATCACCACAACCATATTTGTTATCGTTGTTAGTGTCACATCCACGTTGCCAATACTGCATTGTGAAAGTGTAACCTTCACTCCATGGTGTGTAAGCTTTGCACCATTCGTGAGTACCAAATGCTTCACCATTAGTACCATTATCTGGCGGTACGTAATCTACTTTTTCGGTTGGTACGATTTTTTCATAACGCGTTGTTTTACCGTTATTATAAACAGAACGTGTCCACAGTTCAGATCGCTTCGAAACGAAAACGAATTCGTCATCAGCAACAGTGTAAACATCTCCATTATCATACGTAATGGTGTGAGCGGTAGCCAATGATGTAACGGCTACAAGGAGCAACATTAAGTATTTCATAATTAGTCCTCTAATATTTGCATTAATTTAAGTTTAAAGGCATTGATCTTATTGACACGATCAGTACCTGGCCATAATATATATTCTTTCTCAGGTTCTTTACTGAGATTCGTCAATAGTGGTTGCACAGCATTATATATTGTTTGTGCTTTTTGTCTCCATTGCTCGGCTTGTGCTTGCCACGCTTCAACTTCACCTGCTGTACTACTCAATTCTGTCTTTACTTGTTGTACAGCTTCAAGTTGGTCAGCATCTACTAAGCTAAAACCAAAATCAAATTCTTCTAAGTTTATTGCTTGCTTCTCGTCTGTCATGAGAAAAAGTCCTCGAGTGTGGCCGCCTTTTCCGACTTCCAACCAATTGCATGCAAGATGATTTCGATTGGGTCGAGATAGCCTTTGACAAACTGTGTATCGTAGTCGATGTACTGTTCAAGACCAAACTCGTGTGGCAGTACATCAGGACATGAGATCACAGTGTCTCTGAATGGATTCGGCTTGACCAAGTAACTGAACTTGATCTTCTCGCCGCTTTTAACCTCTTCGTATTTTTTAGTTAGGTTATATTTATGCAAATAGTGGTTGTACAACAGACCGCCTTTGACCTGAATCGGTGTAGCCTTTTTGTAAATAGTGTTCTTATCGGCATATGTACCAGGATATCGCTGACCAGTTTTGTGGTTAGTTTCCCACTTGATGAAGTTACATGATCGAGGGAATGCAACCTGCTCGAAGCTGAGTGTACGAAATTCTTGACGAATGTCTGCGATGTATTTTTGTACAGTGGTCTCATCGGTAGACATGATCAGTTCGAGTGTTTTCTTAATGTACTCGCGACACACTGCAGGAGTTGACGATCGAATTGCTTCGATGCCCATCATCTTGAGATCGGGCTCGTCATAGCGCACACCTTCGGAGTCATACACATTCATGATGTATCGCTTCTTGGCAGTCCATATTGCCTTGTCAGCAATGTTCTCACGTTTCATGATCATCTTCTGTGCATACGCATTCGTGTAGTCGGCAAGTTCTTGATACGATCGATCGATGAATGCTTCGACTTGAGTTTTTGCAACTTTATCAAGGAACTCGACTGGATCTTTTGGTTGAGTCATCTCGACCATCTTATCGAATGAGACATACACTGAATCGGTGTCAATTGCAACTACGTAATCACGGCCTTTCGTCTCGAGTATCTTGTTTAACCATGCGTTGAGTTTCTTCTCGATCCACCGAATAGACAATTGACCAGCCATGGTGATGGCTTCGGCATTCTCGTTGTCGAACCATCGGAAGTATTTGTTGGCGAGTGCACCATAAGCTGCGTTAAGCTGAATCTTCTTGGCATGTTGTAGATTGTGGTACCGACTGATGTCAATTTGTAATTCACGTGATGGATTTTTCTGATTGGCCAACTTCGCTTCAAACATCTTCTTCTTGTACAACACACGGTCGTCATACATCTTGGCCATGAGAGTAGGTAAGAAGCCTTGATAATCCTTACGGTAGATCTTACCATTCGGTGTCATAGTCACATCATAATGTTTCAGCGCAGTCAGGTCGAGTTCTTCGTTGAGTACCGTATCAACACTCGCATTCTTCGTGATAGCAAACAGGTCATCTGTCTTACTGATCACAGTGTCAGGTGAAATGTTGTATTGCTGAATGAGGTGTGGATACAGAGAGTTAAGGTCGAATGACATTACCCACTTGTGCATGCCAACGATAGGTTCTTTGACATAACCACCTTCGATCATGCGATCAGACTTAGGCGGACGTTTCATTGACACGACCTTGTTCTGATCCATCAAATAGTTGTGGATGATCACATCCCAGATTCCAACAGTAGCGAGAGTGTCATTGTAGTTGACCTTCGCATCGTAGGCAATCGCATAGATCTGTTCGATGAAACCGAGTTTTTCTTCTAAGTCGAAGATGAGGTCTGTGTCACGAATGTTGTATTCGATAAACTTTTGGAAGTTGTTCTTGTACAACTCGTGCAAGTTACCATACTCGCTGTAGTCCAACTTCTTGGTACCGAGTTCTGTCTCGGCAATGAAGTCGAGGCGATATGATTCACGAGGTTGTAGTCGAAACTTCTTGTAGATGGCGAGATAGTCGAGGCTTGATACGCCAAAGATTTGGAATGTCTGTGATTGCTTGTCACTGCCTTGACGGAACACACGCTTTTCTTTGATGATACCCCAAGGCGAGAGGCGATTGGCCATCTCTTCGCTGTGGATTTTAGTGATACGATTGACGAGGTACGGAATATCGAAGAACTCTGTGTTCCAACCTGTGATAACATCGGCATCCATATTTTGCCATACATCGAGAAACTTATGTAGCAAGTGATATTCGTGTTTGCACTTGATGTAGTACACATTCTCGTCGTTTGACTTGAAGTCACCACAACCGAGTACAACTGTCATGTTACGTCGACGAATGGCGATTGCTGTGATTTCTTTGTCAGCATCTTCTGGTTCGGGGAAACCATCGTCTGATGCCACTTCGATATCGATGTTGACTACATTGATCTTGCTCGTGTCAACTTCTTGGTTTCGAAAGGTGTCGTATATAAATACATACGGATATCGATCGAGGCCGAAGACATTGAATCCTTCGACCTCTTCGAATTTTTTGATGTAATCACGTGCATGTCTGATATTGTCGAACATCTTCTTCTGCACATGATTACCGTGAATGTCTGTGTAACCAGTCTCTACGTTGGATGGAACAAAGAGGTAGGGTTCATATACGAACCGACGCTGCATTCGCGAGCCATCCTCATTGAAACCACGAACGTACAGATAGTTACCATATTGAGAAACATTGGTGTAAAAGTCTGTCATCATGTAAACCATTCTACCACAAAATATAGGAAAAGTAAATGAACCGTGAAGCTGTCTACGAACAACTTAAGATCGACGAAGGAGTCGAATATGTCATCTACAACGATCACCTCGGTTACCCCACGTTTGGAGTTGGTCACCTTGTCCTCGAAAGTGACCCGGAATACGGACAACCAGTTGGTACTGGAATCTCGGAAGAAAGAGTTAAGGAGTGTTTCGAAGCAGACCTTGACCTTGCCATCGGAGAATGTGACGCTCTATACGGCAGAGGGAACTTTAACGACCTACCAGACGAAGTCCAGCAGATCTTGGTTAATATGATGTTTAACATGGGTCGTACTCGCCTTTCAAAATTTAAAAACTTCAATGCTGCTATTCTTGACCATGATTGGAAAAAAGCCGCAGTCGAAGGTCGTGATTCACTATGGTATCGTCAAGTGACTAATCGTGCTGAGCGTCTAATGACTCGTATGGAAGCAGTTTAAAAAGAGTGGATATAAAGAAACCACGAAATTAATGCTATCATACATGCTTGCAGTGTTACAGCACCTAAAACTATAAATGTTGGTACTACTGCATTAGCTATAGCAGGATTTTTATTAACCCACTCTTCTAATTCTTTTTCGTTCATAGTATCTCCTTGAAAAGGGCGCCGAAGCGCCCTTGATTTTATGCCTTGTCTTTTTGTTTTTCTTTCTTCTTTTCGACGTAATACCAATTTCCAGTAATTGGATTTTGCTCGTGAGTTTCAGCGAGCTTAACCAACACTACACGAATTTGCCTCGCCTTGACGACGACCTCTTCGATTTCATTAGCACTAGCGAACGTAGAAAGAAAACACAAGGCAACGACTGCCAAGTTTTTCATTTTAGTCCTCAGTTAATAGTTGCTTTTTGCCTTTGGTTTTACCAATTTGGACAATGCGAGGACGCTTCTCTTCTGGGATCTCAACTCTTAGGTCGATAACGAGTAATCCATCTTTGAAGTCAGCTCCGTCTACAACAACGTGTTCGGACAATCTGAAAGTACGCGTGAATTTCTTTGCAGAAATACCACGGTGAAGATACTCACGTTCTGATTCTTCATTTTTGCCACCAGCTACCACGAGGATTCCATCTTTGACCTCTACAGTGAGATCTTCTTTGGAATAGCCTGCAAGTGCAAGCTCAACTGAGAAATGTGTTTCATCTTGCTTGACTACATTGTGAGGAGGATAAAGCTTGTTGTCAGACATTTCAGACAAACGAGCGATATCATTCCAAATGTGGTCGAACCCGATGAAGTGTGAACGTGGAAAAGAAAATGCTTTAGATACCATAACGGCCTCCTAATATTTAGCAAGGTTGTTGTTATACTCTACCAGATCATTCTGCGTAGAGGTGTGTCGACCCGTGTCCTTGGTATCGACGAAATTATTTATGTAATTTTTACATAGACCCTAATGTAAATTTTGTATATATAGTAATATAACTGTAACAATTCTGTAACAGTAATGAAATATCGTCGCGACGACGAAAGGAGCAATTCCATGAAAAAGCTAATAGTAGCTATTCTACTACTCTCACCAGCATTTGTACATGCTGACGTCCTACCTACTCGAAATCTCGAGCCAGTCATTCGCGTGTTAGACGACACATTGTTTGTAACTGACAAGCAAGGAAATGATTGGGCAATCGAAACTACGTGTAAAGTTGATATCGCTGACATCAAAGAATTTACTGTGCGCGGTAAAGTTCTTCGAGCTGGAAAGGTAGTGAAGCTCAATAGAGAAAAACACTGCGAGATCGAAACTATCCAGGCGGCTTAAAGCTGTTCTGATCATTGTAACGATCTAGCTTTGGTTCTTCACCGTCTCGAACGGTGCAAGTAACGTATGCTTTCCTGCCTTCGATGTATCTTACTTCATAGACAGATGCAGTGAAGGCAGGTTCACAAATCCAACATCTCACTGCAAGATCACGTGAGAAACTTTTATTGACTCGATCTACAGCCTTATAGACAATTTTTGTAGGCCAATTATCTTTGACTAAACGAAAACATTGTCGTCTATGTTCTTGAAATATTTCACCTTGATCTACTTCAGCTTTTACTGAACTCACCGCAAAGATAGAAAAGAAAACTAGTCCGAACCAAAAAATCCAGAAATAAGTTAGTTCTCGCATGGCACGAGCTCACAGTTAAAAGGTAATGTGTATCGTGCATTGCCATCAAATTGACTAGAATTATATTGATGAGGTATAATAGATGGAAAAAGAACTATACTACCAATATCTGCAGCATGTTGATATTGTGTATGTTGACTAGTTGGATCGACATTAAAAAAATCTGTTACACCTACACGAGTCAAATATAGAATACCAGAATACAAAACTTTCCCAGTAAATCTGTCATGATGATTGTGTAGAGGATGGTGACCATACGGACCAGTATAACATGATACCCACGAATGTATGTTTTCCATTTTTAATTTGAATTGTGATAGTTCTAGTTGTAAACCGGGCACTACACAATCCCAAAAACTGTCTATTCTTATCGAATGAACAAAATCAGTAGAATAATCTGATACTGGAATAATTTGAGTTGCTTCACTGACTGTATCAATTTGATTTTGTTTATCTTTGATTTCTTCTAATATAGCGAAAGCAAGATTACCATCGATCTTGGTTTCATAGAACATTGTGGGAAAAACAGGTTTTTCTAACATTTTTTAATTTTCATTCCAGTGGTGAAGAAAAATCTATCTTTATTTGGATCTTCTTCATCGAGTCTCACTATCATTTGTGATGAGAGAATATTCATTATTCTACCTTCATATTCACCATCAGTATCTGATATATGTACCCTATCTCCCTCCTTGTAAACCACACCGCCCTTTTTAAATTTGGTTTTAGGCACAGAATAAGGAGCCGAAGGTTCGAACATCTTCGGCTTGTGCTCTACTATCTTACGATCTGCTTTACGAGTTCTTGGCATTGAATTCCTCTACCATAGTATGTACCCAACGAGCAGCATCGGGTTTAAATCCACCAATGTGCCACTCTTGTACCCACTCGATTGGCTTGTCTTCTTTCCAATCGTAGATGGTTGCAATACAATATTCGTCTCGTTCCTCATCAAAGAACTCAACTACCCATTCACAACGAATCTTATCGTCAGCTGATGGTTCACAACTTGTCGGTTCACCCAACATTTCAAGTAAATTGTAATAAGGAATTTTAACAATACCTTGTAAACTCGTACCACTAATTGGAATACAAGCGAGGTCTGGCATTACATCATACTTCAACACTGATTTTCTCCTCTGATTGGGCAAATCGAATGAGTGTATACTCAGAAGTCCGATCGGCATTCATACCATCATACCTATAAAGACTGACTTTAGTAAAATTGATCTGCGTATTATCAGCTCGTGGATTACCACCGCGGTAGGCTGCCCACGCAGATTCGAATGCTGATTCAGCTTCTGCTCGATCATAGAAGACACGTGTGTCATCTCCACCAACGCAGTTAACATCGCCAGATGATAAAGGCCGGCCTGTTTTGTCAACACCTTCGTGCCTTACCGTTACTCTATAAGTCATGATACATCTTTCTCCTCAATTCTCCACTTACGATCAGGATATTGTTCCTCTAACTCTGCGACCAATTCCATGGCTGCACCAGCAGACGGAGCTGTCCATGTATATGGTGATTCGCCTTTCTTGCCATCCCATTGGCCTTCATAGGTAACCATCCAAATAAGTGCGTCATGCATGTTGTTCACTCCTATGTGACAAAATTTCTGTCAACTCATACAGCGTACCTTCGATACTGTTGAGACTGCGACGAGCTTGCATCACATTGCTTGGCTCATTGTAATGCACACGATAATCATCGATAGCTTCTTCAATGCGTCGGATAGCTTGGACATAAATTTCAAGAGTGTCATTCACTGGTTTCTTCCTCAATTGTTTCGCATGCGTACTCATTATATGGACATTCGTTAGTGCGATTAGGCATCTCAGTCTCGACGTATGTCATCCATACTGCTAATAATACCACAAATCCCCACATTATGAAATGTCTCCAATGTTTTTGACATAGGCTTCACGAATGATCTCGTCCATTTTCTCGTCACAAATACGATGTACATAATCCCATCTAATGTTCACACCTCTGTGCCATGACCCGCGAATCTCGCTAAGTACGCCAGGAAAAAAGCGAGCAGTAGACGCATCGCGATTACCGCCACCATTGTTGAACACATCGTAGTAGCTGTTGCAAGCTTTACGAAAACGCTCGAGTGAGAAGACATGCTTGCACATACCTTTCTTGATTTCACCTTCACGTGGTACGAGCTTATGTAGCTCTTCGTATTGTGCTTGATACTTACCTTCAGAATTCCAATAGCTCATTGATATTGCTCCATCAATTCACAGATTTGCTCGTGGTTTTTTTGAGGAAAAAGGTCGCGAAGATCATCATACACAGAATCATAAGAACAGAACCACGTACCTCCCATTCTGAATGAGTGATTTTCGTAGATGGCTAAAATTTCGTCTCGCATGTCGCTTCCTTCATTAATTTACAAGATAGATTATACCCCATGGAGGGGCCCCTGTACACCTCTAAGTTATTGATTTGATTAGAGTTTCTGGGCGCTTGCAAGTTATTGATTTTGAAAGAGATTTTCTTAGACTATTTTGTGTTAATATTAACACTTTTTATTACCGTCTCATACTGGAGATGTCGGTAGCTTGCTCCTGATCGATGACAGGGACAGCATTAGACTTATGCATCGTTGCAATGCCTTTGACCAATGTTCCTGTGTATTTCTGAGCTTCTGGACGTGCATGGGCAGCGAATCCTGTAGTCTCAATAGACTTATATTCGATACCAGCATCGCGTCTGTAGGGTTGTGGGGAGGATGTCATGGGTACGAAGGCCGGTTTTGTATACTTTTGATATACTTCACCTCGGACCTTTCGGGCCTTACGCTTACGGCCCTGCATATCATAACGAAGAGTGTTAGTGAACATCATACCCATGTGCATACCTCCAAAATAAAAGCCCATTCTACCAAATGGGCCAGATATGTACATGCTTTTGTAATTATTTCACAAATTCATCATATATTAGGAAACCTGTGCCTGCCAGTGTCAGGAACAGGAACCATACAGCTAAAGCTTCCATATTATTTCTCCTCAATGGGTTTGATTATACATCGATTAGTATGTTGAGGAAGCACTTCTCCACATTCTTCGCACTTCTTTTCGCCTTTATAGCCAAAGATGCGATGATAGTTTTCTTCCCATTTTGCTCGATCGATCGATTGAGGTCTACGAGCCGACCCCTTGCCCCCATGCCACTGTGAACTCATAATATTACCTATTTAATTGCTAGTACGAAAAGAATTAACATGAGTAGAATGTTTGTAATAAACAATTCTACGGCTAGCAAAGTATGATACCACACCCAACGAGCTTCGTACACCTTCGTGACCTCGCCATCTTGCGGTAGTTTTTCTATAATTGTTTTATCAATTGGATTTAATTCAACTGGCTTTTCGAAAAAACCAGTAATTTTTTGTAACCAACTCATTAAAATTGTTCCGCCTCTGTTGAATTGGCTAAAGCTGCTGTACTTCCTGAACCAAGCGCTTCAGCAATAATATCGAAATATCCTACACCAACTTCTCTTTGATGCTTTGCGGAAGTATATCCGAAATTAGTAGCGGCGAACTCTTTCTCTTGAAGTATCGAGTATGCTAGCATTCCATGCTGTTTATACTGGAGCGCAAAATCAAACACAGCATAGTTAGTAGCATGAAAACCTGCCAACGTAATAAACTGAAACTTGAATCCCATCTTACCGAGTTCTTTTTGAAATACAGATAACTCGGCGGCACCAGGAATACTTTTGCGCCAGTTAAAAGACGGTGAACAGTTATATGCAAGCATCGCATCAGGGACTGATCCTTTCACTGCGTCAGCGAATCGCTTTGCTTCTTTAAGACATGGTTTCGAAGTTTCACACCATACGAGATCAGCATACTCAGCGTACGCTGCGCCGCGTTCACAACCAAATTCTAGTCCTCGTCCTTCTTCGATTTGGTAGAATCCGTCTGAGGTTTTTCCAATCGTTGAGGCTCCGCCTGTTGAACCATAGCGTTTGATAAACTTTTTATCGATGATGTCGTGGTCGCTTGCAAGAAGCTTGGCAGATTCTGCGTCCGTTCGAGCAATAATAACAGTGTCGGTCCCAGCAACATCAGCAGCAAGACGAGCAGCATTAAGATTCCTGATAGCTTGTGAAGTCGGGATGAGAACTTTTCCTCCAAGGTGTCCGCACTTTTTTTCTGAGGAGAGTTGGTCTTCGAAGTGGACGGCCGCTGCGCCTGCCTCAATAAGATTTCGTGCCAATTCGTAAGCATTTAAGACTCCTCCGAACCCTGCTTCAGCGTCTGCAATGATTGGTGCAAAGTCAAATCCTGGTCCTCCTTCGGATACTGAGATTTGATCAGCTCGTCTGAAGCCTGAATTAATATTACGCACAACGTTAGGAACACTATTAACAGAATAAAGGCTTTGATCAGGATAGACAGCACCGTCAGAATTGGCAGCTGCTGCGACTTGCCATCCTGAACAATAGATTGCTTTGAGGCCTGCTTTGACGTGTTGAATAGCTTGTTGAGCATTGTATGCACCGAATGTGTTGATGTAATCGTGTTCTTCAAAAAGTTTACGCAGCTTGCTTGCCCCCATTTTTGCAAGCGTATGTTCAATTTGTACAGAACCTTGTAGAGACCTAACTGTCTCTGCTGTGTAGCTTCTCTTTTTCATAATCATATTCCATTAGAATAAACAAATTTCTGGATCTTCCTCTATTGTTAATCCATCCATTTCCATATTATACAAAGCTGGTGAAAATTGTACACTATGCTCCATTTCGTGCAGCTGACTCATTATATATCTTGTTCTCAGAATAGTCTCTGCATTATTTGTAGGTGGTGGTTGATCTTCTATTGGATCCAAACAAAAACATCCACCAGTTGTTCCCAATGGTACTGATTGCCCTTCGTATTCACCAGTACCTTCACCGAAAGTACATCTAACATTATAGTCTGAAAATCGGCCTGTCGGCAAGTCAGCATAAGTCATGATCGTACCGAACCCACCATAGACACCTTCGTAATCAGGATTATCTACTTGTGGATTATATCCTTCTAAGTGGTGACCATATGAATATTCAAAAAGACCCCAATCACCTCTAACGTCATTATATTCGTGTTGAGCACCTAATAGATGTCCAATCTCATGAGCGAATGTTTCATGTGCTCGTTGGTAATAACGTGTAATTTCATATTCTTGAAATGTACTGTTATGGAAGCACTGTGTAATACCTCTCGTCTTATCAATACCACGAGTTGCATCTAAGTTAGCAACACCACACGCGATTGGTTCTTCGGGGCGTTTCTTAAACAGAAATGCTAAATCGGCTTGTGCTTCGCGTTGCCATTCGCTCAATCCTTGAAACTCATATCGCTCATTAAAGAATGCAGAGTATTGACGATAGAGGTCACCTGGTGCTACATCAACCATTATGATACCTGCTCGACGAATAAGTGTGTATGTGCCTGACACCATATACATATGATTTGATTCATAGATTTGTTTATCTACAAACTCTTCTACTGTCATACCATCGCGATCTTCTTCGGTCAATGCTGTGTCAACAACAAACAACATATCAATGATTGCTCTTCCAGTGTGTTCAGATCTTGGTTGATATGGGAAACTTACACCAGTTCTTTGTTTAACACCATCGCAAGTCAGATAATCATATCGCGAATCATTATTGTCAGTCGGATCTGTAGGACAGTCATCAGGTTTTTCCATCTGTACAAAGCATGATTGATCGAGGTGTACAGTTCGCTCGGAATACGATCCACCCTCACCGTCTGCATAATCTTGCAGTCTATCTTCTGGTAATAAGTGATTGATACTCTCAAACAGCGGATCGTATTCTTCGGGTGTTAATGTGCCGGCACAATAAGAATCGCCAAGTAAAGTACCTGCTTCAGGCGCTGGTACATAACCACATTCTTCTACGTCAGTCTCTACTATTTCTGAATATGAACCACCTTCTCCGTCGGCAAAATCTTGTACTTTATCATATTTGCCGAGATTTTGAATTGTATTCAGAAGCTCTTGAAAACGATCAGCCGCGCTGTTGGCACAATATGGATCATTAAGTGGAGTACCAAATACTGGTGGTGCTACGTATCCACATTGTTCTGAGTTTGGAGTTTCTTCTGTTGTCGAACCACCATTGCCATCAGCAATGGTTTCGATGAGTGTCGTGCCTTCGCACGTTGTCTCCAAAATAGTACCAGCATCTGGATTGTTTGGAGGAGGTGGAATAACCACCGTATCTTCTTGAATAGAATCGCTACCACCACCTCCACAACCAGAAAGTAAAAGTAGTGCTAACAAGATTTTTTTCATCTATCGTACCTGTAAAATACGTGAGCACCTATGCTCTTTGTTCTAACCATCGAAGCGACCCAATATGGTTCGACTTTTGTATTATGATAAAACAACGACCCGTCTGTCAGATCTCGATAGCCGCGATACACTATTTCTGCTACACGTACACTATCTTTATATGCTTTCATATCGACAGGTACATCTGCCTTACCATCACAAAACCAACTGAACTGACATTGATTACGTTTAGGTAAACGATTGCCTTTCCAATTAGTGTACCACTTCGCTTGAGTCACTACACCACAAACTGTACTAGGATACTTATGGTGTTCTACACGATTCATCGTGACATTAGCGACTGCAATTTTACCGGTCAGAGATTCTCCTCTCGCCTCAAAGTAGATATTTTTTGCAAGACAATCAATCTCATCTTGCATCCACTCGTCGGAAGCTGCAGCTTCTGACCATACCATACACATTATAACAAGTAATAGCCTATACATAAACTCCTCCTTGCTTCATAGCAAAAAAAATGCCACACTTGGATAACAAGGCAGTGGCCGCCCCGCGGGATTATGCAGCTAGTGCGTAATCACCGTAGTAGTTGTCATCATTTGCAACTATTTGGTTGAACCACCGTTTTACGTCAGCGTTCATGGACGGTTCTCCATTTGCTTTCAGTTGTCTGTCGAATCCATAACGCCCCCGAAACTGGGTACTGCAAAATTGGTGGAGGCGGCGGGAGTCGAACCCGCGTCCAAACTTCCTAATACAAACTTCAGCGAACATCTCTATTTATTTCTTCACAGAATATCTGAGTAATTTTTTCATCTTCTGGCCATTCGATCTTGTAATATTTGGTGATATCGAGTATAGATCTTTGCCATATTTTAGTGTTTCTATACTTGTACATATCATAAATTTCGAGGCCTTGAATGTCTGTACAATCCATGTCTTTAATCCATGGGCCACCACGTGTAAAATGTAACCCACACATATCATGTATGTCATGTATAGAACTGTATCCTTCACACCAATTCCATTTTTGTGGAATTTCTCCTATCTTGTCTTCAGCCGTCCACTCAAATTGATGTAAATATTTGCCAGTTTGTGTTTGCACCGACTCAAGTGTTAATTTTTTACAATCATCATGGCTGTTATTAAACACCATCAAACTTGACCATAATTTCTTATCATACCATACATCTTTGACGTTTGTAAACTTTGTATCGTATTTTTTTTCAAAATTATTTTTAACGCAAGCCACTGAATGTTCTGGACTTAAAAACAATAAAGTGTTTAAAATATTTTCAGTAAAAATAAAATCATCATCACAGAAAATACTTACTCCTTCATAGTTAGACAAGTACGGTACTAAAAAACGAGAATATGAAAATTCTGTAGATTGATCTTTATATTCTCTTGTCCAACCATCTATTTTTGATACGTCCAAATATTGTATGTCGATATTATCAGGGATATATCTTAAGATAGAATTTTTACAATTTTCTGATGCATCATCGTGAGTGCTATCATAACCAATAAAAATTTTCAACTGCTTATCATAGAACATGTGTCGTATTTTTTCTTCCCACGCTCGAGTATTATCCATCATACGAGTATGTTTGCTACCCTTCGTGTTGTTCAATATTTGTGGACACATCAAATTACCATCATGATGAATCATACTGATGTCAACATTGTCGATTTCTTTATAGTATGTAAATATTTCTCGTAATGATACTTTTTTAAAATCAGGAAACAATTCGAATGCATCAAATAAAATTACCCATATATCCTTGTTCATTATTCTAAAGGCATTTTTTCTAAAACTACCAGGATGTACATGTAAACCGTATTCTATCTTGCCATCTTTGTCTGATAGATTAGCATAAACTACACCTGTAATTGGATCATCTACTCCATTTTGTAGTACATCGTTGATCAACCAATGCATCTTCACAAATTTTCGATAGTGCGTATCAACGTTGCCTAGTTCTGTAGATGTTGAATATTTTTCTAGATCCGGATCTCCACTATGACGAAAATAATCATTTAGGTCACGGCCAAAATGAGTTTCGCCTGTTGTTTTTAAGGTAGGTATTCGTTGACAAATAACTGAAAATGGTACCATTCTGACGTGTTTAAAATCGTCAAAATATTTCTCTATATTGGTGCCACTTATATTTTCGGTAGGCCCGTCATACAAAACATTATAACCAATCGGATATTTTTTATCTGTGATGTGCATTATCCAATAATGATCTCGTAAATCTCTTTCCAATTTTGTACACGAGGTACATCAAAACAATCTGTGTTATGACCGTGTGCCATTAGCAAACATTCTAAACCAGCTTTTTTGCCAGCAAGCGCATTCTCTGGTTTGTCTTCGATCCAATAACAACCTGTATCTTTGTATTTAGCTAGCGCTTCATCCTTATCAGCACCACAGTCAAGGTACACATACTTTTCAAAGACAGTATGACCAAACGTCTCACAAAGGTTTTTAGTTCTCAGATGTTGGGCGTACTCGTCATCACTTAATGATGTGATTACATGGAATACATAACCATGCTCTTCATGTAATTTACGAATATACTTGATAGCATCTCGTAGAGGTGGTAGCTTACGAATAGAAGCAGACTCATTAAACATACGAGTCAGTCTCTTCTTTTCAGCAAAACCTATATCATACTTCTTACCCA